GTTTCCCAGTCACGATCCGTCAGCCAACGGATCGGAAACCGAGGACTCCCAACCCTTAGAGGTAATGGGCAGAAAAAGGTTTGAACAAGAGATGAACAAAATGGCAGACTATTACGGATGCACAACCAACAGTCATTCCTCAAGGCTCACGCCCAAAAGTATGGTCTGAGAGAAGCCGTAATTCTGCACACTATTGTATTCTTTGTTTTGCTAAACGAAAAACATAACCGCAATAAGAGAGAAGGGAAGTATTGGACTTACAACTCAGCCAAAGGTTGGATTCCATACTTCCCTTTTTTAACGGAGCAGCAGATAGCTAGAACTCTTAGATCATTAACTGAACAGGGTGCTTTGATTGCATCTAACTACAATAGAAAGAGATACGACAAAACTAAATGGTTCACCCTGTCACCCGGTCTTTACTCAGAGGTCAAACAATCTAACTACTGGAAACGGGTGGTATCCAATATGGGTAGACCCTCAATCAAATTTGAACAACCAATACCAGATATAAACGTAATAAATATAAAACCATATATATAATATGACTACAGAACAAAAAAGAGAAGCCCAAGAGGAGCGAATACAAACAAGGATTGAAATGATCCGCACCGAATCAAGGATTTTATCTCACAAGATAGAACGTATGCAGGAGCAAAGAAAAGCCCTGCAAGAGGAGAAAAAGAAACTAAAGGAACTTTTATGAGCCATTTTTACGACTGCTCTCAAGAGCCTTTTCTTACAGATGCTAAGACACCTAGCCAAGCTAAAAAGATTGGTGCGTATCCATCTGTAACAACTATATTGTCCAGTAAGAAGAGCGACTTCTTGGATAATATATGGACACCCAGAAAGCTAGTAGAGCTAGCTCGGTTGCACCCAGAAGCTAGTAGCACGGAACTTATGGATATGAAGTATGGTTTTCGGACTAGCCCAATTGATGGTAAACTCATTAGTAGCTCAGAGTTTGGGACTGCCGTTCACGCCAGATTAGAGCATCAGATAGAATCGATTATGAGAACGGGCAACATAGATCAAGAATCTGTTACGGCTTGGGACAGTTGGGTTTTTCCTTTTATTAACTTTATGTGCGATCACGACATAGAACCAATAGCTACAGAAAAGATTTTGTTTTGCCATAAATTCAAATCAGTTGGCTCTGTTGACTTGATAGCAAAGGTAGAAGGCAAGTATCACCTGTTTGATTATAAATGCAGAGATACCAAAGGAACTGGTGGCAAGTTTTACGAAGAGAAGGACTGCACTCAGCTGGCTATCGAAGCAAGATTCCTAAAAGATACTATGGGACTGGACTACGATCCCGGCATCACAAGCGTTTGCATCTGCGTAGAATCAAAGAAGCACTATCATAAGAACTGGACTAAGACGCAAGCCAAGAAGGGCGTAACAAGATTCAGATATCTTTCAAAATTATACTGGATGGACTGGATGCCCAAGGGAAGATGACGGAGAGCGAAGTAGCAGAGCAACTAACAGTCTTGTTTCCTAGGATGAGTAAGCTCATCGAGGCTAGGGATCAATTTAGTTATTTTGACTACGAGAACGATGACTATCTGTTTGAGATAAAATCCAGAAGAAAGGCTTACGATCCTTGGATAATTGAGCAGCTAAAGGTGGATACTAACGTCGGCATTGCCGAGTCTGTTAAGAAGGACTTTGTATATGTAAATGAATTTGAATTTACACTTTACATCTGGAATGTATCAAAATTGATTAGACAAAACTACGACTTTGGGTTCGAGAAGAGAGAGATGCCTTGGCATACGGACTTTAAAAATACGGACGCAGTAAACAAAGTAGTTGGTTATTTATACAACAAAAACGCACACGTAATAAGTGCAAAACAACAACAATAAAGAAAGGACACAATGTGGATAATACCAAAGAACTTACACACCTCTCGCTATGTAGCGGATATGAAGGGGTTGGGCGTGGACTGCGAGCAGTTTTCCCAAATCTCAGAGAAATCGCTTATGTGGAGATCGAAACCTACTGCATCGCCAACTTGGTCAAAGAGATGGAAACGGGTGTCTTGGATACAGCACCTATCTTCTCTAATCTTAAAACCTTCCCATACAGAAAGTTTCGTGGAAAGGTGGACATCCTCTCTGGGGGATTCCCCTGTCAGCCCTTCTCAAATGCAGGATCGCGTCGAGGAACTGAAGACCCCAGACATCTGTTCCCTTACATCCGAGACGGAATCCGGGAATGCCAACCTCGAATTGTTTTCCTCGAAAACGTTGAAGGAATTATCTCAGCAAAAACAGCCGAGGGAGAATCGGTTCTCCAATATGTCCTCCGAGAACTGGAAGGACTGGGTTACTGCGCAGAGGCAGGAATATTCTCAGCGAGTGAAGTTGGCGCACCTCACCAAAGAAAAAGAGTCTTCATCTTGGGCTACTCCAAACGTATGCGGAAATCACAATCGGAAGGGAGCAAGCAAGACAAGCGGGGACGGACTCAGCACTCAAGTCAAGAGTTGGGCTACGCCAAACACGATGGACATTCTACCGCCAAGGAGTTACGAAGCTGCAGTGAGGCAAGCGACGACAAGTCGAAAGGGCAGGACAGATCCATCGAACTTGAGGGAGCAGGTAGACGAAGTGGCGGTGCAAGCATACAAGGATGCGATCAAAGCCGAGGAGAATTGGGCAACGCCAAGAGCGAGGGATTACAAGGGCGGTTACAGACCAGAGAGTATGATTCGCAAGGACGGCAAAAGCAGGATGGATGCCCTGCCCCAGATGGTAGAATACGATCCATCGAGCCGTCTAATTACCGATTTCCCAGTAGACCCGGAGAGTTACAACGAGACTGGGAAGCACCCAGAGTCACGGCAAAACCTGCAGAGGTCAAAGGGGCAACTGAACCCAGATTGGGTGGAGCAACTAATGGGTCTTCCCATCGCATCGACAGACTTAGGCTCTTGGGGAACGGAGTTGTTCCACAAGTAGCTACAAAGGCTTTTGTTACATTGTTTAGCAGATTATATGAATGAATATGAGATAACCATACGGAGAGATGACATACCTGCCAACAACATACAAAAATCTGAAAAGTGGGCTAATGACGAAAATCAAGCCCTATCCTACATATTCAGAAATAGACTAAAGAAGGGTGGGGTCGGAACTTTAAAAAGAGGTGGACGGGCAAAATTAATATCAATTAAAAGGATAAAATAAAAAAGTAATTACATACTATTTACTATGGATAACAATACAGAACTAAAAGTTGGACGGGCTTACATCGTAGACGGTGTGCCTATGGTTCTCAGATCAATCAAGGGTAAAGAGCATAGTTTTACCGATGGACGCTATGGCTTTGGTCGCGTGCTAGGCTATCGTCCTTGGCACGCTGACGAACTGGCAAACCTCAAGGTTGCTGAAGGCGTTAACCCTCAAGACATACTCGACAAGCGCGAAGCAAGTGCTTCGGCTATGGCGTTCTTTATGCGCTCAAGATAATGATTAACAACGATTACGAAGCTATTGGTAGTAACTCGATCAGCAACTTTATAAGTTGGGCTGCAGACAGAATAGAGAAAGAGTTTCTAGAGAATGAAAAGGTGGCAAGAGAATCTGGGGGCATAGATTTTATGCCTTCAGCCAAAAACATTCAGGGCAGGAAGGTGGTTATCAAAGAGAAGCTACATATTATTAAATCAATCGAAGAGATGAGAGACAAGGGTTATACCGTAAAATATGGTTGCGAGCAGATGGGCATACATCCCTGCACCTTCGCCAGATGGAAGACTCTACTAAAAGAGAAGGGTCTACTCTGAAATATATACCTTATACCAAGATCGCAAAGTTTCGTGAGGACAACAAGCCAGAGAAGTGTCCTATATTTGAATGCAATCTAGAAGATGCAGTCTTGGATCATAATCACGATACCGGGATGGTTCGCGGAGTTCTTCATCGGCAATCCAACGCTTGGCTAGGAAAGATAGAAAACTCTTGGAAAAGATTTGGTTCTTTTTCTGCAGTTGATCTCTCTGCTGCTCTTAAAAATGTGTGCGAATATATAGACAAGGGAGATATGGATTATTTGCACCCAAACGGTTTAAAACAAATAATTTCAAGATTTAACAGAGCAAGTAAAGACGAACAGATAAAAATTCTTAAAAAAAATAAATGCTCTAAAATGGAAATTAGTTCTTGCAACAGTTCTTCCGACAGGTCTTTGTTGTATCGAACCTCTCTGATAAAGAGAAAATATAAGTAATTATGGACAAAAAAAAGACAGTAACAACTCAGTTAAAACAGTTGACGATACGTCAAAAACTACAGGGTATACAATCCTGTTTGAAAGCCCCAAAAGGGCAAACTAATAAATTCGGTGGCTATAACTACCGATCCGCAGAAGATATATTATCTGCCGTAAAACCCTTGTTATCGGAGTTCGAGGTGATTCTCGTAAACCAGGACACAATGGTTGAGATTGGCGGTAGAGTATATGTTCAAACTACATCTACCTTAACAGATACAGCCCTAGGCGATAGCATTAGTACAACTGGTTATGCTCGTGAAGCAGAAATCAAAAAAGGTATGGATGACGCACAGATAACTGGTAGTGCAGCTTCTTACAGTTTGAAGCGAGCATTAGGTAATCTCTTCTGCATTTCAGACTCTTCGTTAGACCCAGATGCAACTAACACGCACGGCAAGTCCAACGCAACTAAAACAACTCAGAGAGTTCAACAACTCGATGACATCATATAACTAACTATGGCACAATACGATGATACAAACTCGTTTGCCTTGTTTCCGAACAAGAACAAACAGAACGAAGGTCAACCAGACGTAACTGGTAAAATCAACATAGATGGCGTTGAAAAACGCTTGGCAGGTTGGAAGAAGCAGTCTAAAAGTGGAGTGAACTTCATAAGCGGAAAGGTGTCCGACTTCCAAGAGAAGAAGGCTCAACCGAAAGTTACCGTAGAAGCGGATGACGTAATGCCGTTCTAACAACTCAGCCTCGCCCGTAAGGGCGGGGCTTTTTGGGGGGTGCAAAGGTGTCGATCTGGTTTCGACTAGAGACGGTGGTTCAACTCCACCCACCTCCACCATTTTTAAAGGATGAATAATAATGATATTATACAACCGCAGGACGTTGAGTCCGAGCGAGTAATTATAGCATCCTGCCTTACAGATGGGCAGGATATTTTTGATAGAGTCTCAGCAATAATCACAAAGGATTATTTCTACGATACTGCTTGCAAGATATTGTATGAATCAATATCAGAGATCGCGAATGAAGCCAAGCCTCTGGATGAAATAACTGTTTACGATAAGGTAAGACAGAAGAACAAGGAAGATGCTATAGGCGGTCTACCCGGACTGTATGCAATAATGCACTATGCACAGACTTTTTCGGTCGCTATGGCAGCTACAGAGATCGTTAAGGAGAGATCGCAAGCCAGAGACATCCTCAGAGCCGCTAGATTAGCCATAGAATCCATTTCAAACGGGGTCAAGGCAGATGTGGTATGCAGCGATATAGACAGCCATATACGCAAGATTAGCGACAGTAATGACAAGTCGGTAAACGTTAAACAAGCCTCTGCTGATCTGAAAAATAAGCTCGACCAGATGGACAAGGGAGAATATGTCTTTGACACCCTAAGTACTGGAATCGATCACTTGGATGCAAAGCTAGACGAGGGTGGTATCGGCAACGGAGAGGTGTTCGTTATATCAGCACCTACATCTTGTGGCAAAAGTCAGTTGGCTCTAAATATAGTTTTGCGTTCAGCAGTTATTGAAAACAAACCTGTTGGAATATTTAGCTTTGAGATGCCTACAGAGCAACTTACTAAAAGAATTTTACAAACCGCTAGTGCAGTCAATCTTAGAAGGTTCAGGGATCAAGTGGTCACGGAGGAAGAAAGGCAACAGGTTTACAAGGTTTTGGAGAGAGTTGAGAAAGCTCCTATCTATGTAGAAAACTATGTCCGAGGTGTCGGAGATTTGCGTTCCAAGGCAAGGGCTATGAAGCGAAAGTATGGCATAAAATCACTAGTTATTGATTATCTGCAGCTTATACCATATGACACAAAAATGTCTAAAAATGATGGTATTGCTTTCATTTCGCACGGCATTAAGCAACTTGCCATAGAGCTTAATATACCTATTATTCTCCTTGCTCAAGTCAACCGAGAGGGTGCTAGACGCGAAAGCGGTCTTAACATCCACGACCTCAAAGACTCTGGGGATATTGAGAATGATGCAGACGTTATCTTGCTTATGTGGGCAAAGGGTGGCGATCTGAACGACTGTA